AGGAAGCTGATAAGGGTAGACAATAAAGTTAACATAATTAGTCCTTTCTACAGAAACTTGGGAGCATTGAGGTGGCTTGTAAGAGCTTCCAGCACTCAACATAATCAGGGTCATTGATCCACAGGTATTCAAACTGTTTACGATCAAACTTATCTAGCAGCCTACGCTCCTGTGCATCTAGATAAAGACCGTACATAAGGGTTGAGAAAACAAAGAACCAAAGAAAAACAGCTATGGATATAGCTGCTTTAATCTTAATCTTCTCTAGTTTCTTGGATCGTCTAGCCTCTCTTATTCGTCTCTCTTTTAGCTCTTGAGCCATCCTGTCTTCAAGTTCAAGTGTAAGCCTATGCCTCTCAGCAGTGAACTCTTTCCAGACTCCAGGCATATCCAGTTCATAGATAAGCATCTCCCTGAGTTCAGTCTCCATCTTCTGTAACTCATGCCTACGCATGATGTTCTCAAAAGCCTGTGCTTGGATGCTCTTGGCAGGGTCTGGAGGAGCTAACTTGGACTCAATCTCTATCTTCTGTAGCTTCTCAGTGCCCTCCATGAACTTACCGACATGACCAGAGACTTCTGAGGCTATGTCAGCAACTTCTTTACCGGCTTGTTTGGCCTCTTTATAGAGAGCCGTAAGTGCCCTTACACCTTTGATAGCTCCTTGAGCCAGCGCAAAAGCACTTACAGGGTCGATCATTGCTGACCTTGAACCGCTCCAAATAAACCAGGAACAGCAAAGCTCTCTTTAGGTGCTTGCAATTCACCAGAAGCGATCTGACCAATCAAATTCTTAACTTCTTTTTGACGCAAAGAAGCCAAGGCTTTATCGGATAAATAACCAGCTCCAGCCGCCCCAAGATAGCCTAAACTAGCTGCACTTACTGGACCTTGACCAAGCATAGCGCCTGTAAGAGCACTGCCAGTCATTGTGGATTGAGCATATCCACGTTCTGGGTTAAATTTAGACATAATTGACAACAAGGCTTCCATGTCAGTAGCTTTAGCTGCCGCTTTAATGACGTTCTGCTCTCTGGTAGAGAACATATTCATTTTATCCTTATTGGCTGTAAGATTAACAAGACCTCTCTTGAGAATATCTCCTGTAGGACCAGTTGCGCCCTCAATACGAGCGGTTGCTGAGTCAAGGACATCTTGAATAATCTGAGCACGGGATTGATTTCTCCAGTCAGTACGTGCTTTGCTTAGAACGCTAAGAACATCCTGAGCATTTTTGCCGGACTGAGAAGACACATCTTTAGGTGTCAAAGAAGCCAAATATGTATCAATCTCATTAGTTACAACTTTAGCCAAACGAGCTGTATCGTCTTTTCCTTGAGCAAGCGAACTAAAAGCACCACGAACCTTTTCAAGACGGGTAAAATCAATTGTAGATGCAGAAGTAATCTTGTTCAATAGATTCAAATTATCTTCAATGGCCCCATGAGCTTTAACAACTTGCGGATCATAGTTTTCTGATTTAAGCGTCGATACAAGCTTAGGAATCAGTTTATTTTTAATGCTGTTGCTATCAATAGTAATTTTGGCATCGTCCATCTCTTGATAGACTTGAGAAGCACGACGACGAATACTATCAATTGTTGCAGGCTCAGTACGAGGACTGGTAAGTGCATATAAGCCTTTACCAACCGCACTTCCGCTGATTGTGCCTGTTGCAAGGCCAGCCGCCAAACCAGCCCAAGGACCAGCAATTTCAGCCGTTTGTTTAGCTGCTTCTTCACCCGCAACAGCGCCTGTAGCAACAGCAGCAGCCTCAGATAAGCCACGACGAAGCGTATCTTTAGCCGTTGTTTGCTCAGCCATTGGAGCTTTCATGCCAGGAGTCATCATACCTGCCACAGCTTCAGTAGCCGTTTGAACTTTTTGTTCTAGTCCGGGCTTTGGCGTAGGAAATGTTTTCTCAAGTGCTTGCTGCTGCAGTTGAGAAAGATATGGAACACGTTTTTGTTCTTTACTAAGGTCAACATTTCCAGCAGCTAAAGCAAGGTTAGCCGCACCTGATAGAAAATCTGCAACAGCATTAGGAACTGCTGATAAGCCTGAAATACCTGCTCTAGCAGTTAAACCAAGTTGACGCCCTATTTCACCCATTGTAGATGTTTCATTAGGAGTTTCAGTTTGTGCAGGAACTGCAGGAGTAGCATTTAGATGAAGTTTAATTTTAGCCAGTGCTTCATCATTTGATAATCCATCAGGCAGATCATATTGCTGACCTTGATATTCATAAATCGGCATCTTTTTTCCTTAGTCCAATTTAATAGGATTAGCTTTAGTTCCCGCTTGAGTAGGAGCCTGCATAGCAAAATCAAAACCGTTCAAATTATTATTCTTATTAGCATAGGCTGACATATCTTTATAATATGTGATACGCTTGCTGTGAATTTCTTTGAGTTTAGCAATAAGCTCAGTACGTGCTTGTTGGCTGTTTTTAAGCTGCGGAATACGTGCTTCAATATAATCACGATCTGCGTTAGAAATACCACCGCCCAACTTGCCTTCAAGATCTTGCATAACCAGATCTTTAGCTGATTTATCATAAACCTCAGAGTTAGCAAGCGTAGCAGCAGCTTTTGGTGTCAGAAGTCCGATAGAAGACAAGAACTGACCAGCGCCAATAGCCGTTCCAGCCAAAGGACCTGTAATCATGTCTCCTTTGTTTTTGCTTTCCATAGTGCCCAAACGGTCAAGAGCTGCAGCAGAACCTTTAGCTTGGCTTTCTGCCTCAGACAGCGCCTTAGCCTGATATTCACCACGCTGTTTAGCAAAAGAACTTTCTTGCTGTTGAATGACGGACATTCTATTAGCACCGGCAATTTTCTTGGCAATATCTCTTTTCTGCAGTTCAGCATTAATGTTGGCTGTTTGTTCAGGAGTATAATCACCATATTTGGCTTTATCACCATAACCAAGTTCATTAGCAATGGCAATAAACTCAGATGATGGCTTAACCATCTTATCAAGAGAAACCAATTCACCTTTACCGCTAAGGTAATCAGTAATACTTTCAGACGTATATTTACCAGTCTTTGCCAATTCAATGGCTTTACCAGCCGCAGAAACATCAAACTTAGATTTTCCTGCCGCTGCTAGACTTGCTTGTCCTGCAGCAGTTTGTTGGAACTGTTTAGATTGAGATTCCATCAATGATTGAATTTGACCGCCTAATTGATTAGCCTCCGCTACAAAACCAGCCTGTTGAAGACGTTGGGCGTATTGCTTCAAACCTTCAATAGAAGTAACATCAACGCCCTGAGCCAGTTGACGAAGTTGAGTTGCACGTTTGATGGCAGGGTCTTGAATGTCCACGCCTGCGGCCTGTGCCAGTCCTTGACCAAGGTTTGTACCGGCTTTGTAGCCCATAAAAGCCAGTTGCTGAGAAGGGGCAAGGTTAGCAAACTGAGCTGCACGAGCTTCAGTCAGTTGTCGTTGTTGCTCTTCAGGCGTTAGATTACCGCCAAAGAGTCCAGAAAGATCTGCTGTAGCCATTATTAAATCCCCCAATCAATGGTGCTTGCGTCTTCATAATTGAAGCTAGGCTGAGCATACTGTCCAAACATATCAAAGAACGATTGTTGCTGCTGTGCTGCTTGCTCAGGAGTCATAACCGTCTGGCTCAATCCAGTAGGCATTCCAAACCCGCTGAAAGAAGCAATCAACTTAGCCACCGGATCAGACAAACCAGCAATACCACCAGTGAGAGCTTGTTGTTTCATTGTAGCGGCTTCTTGAGCAGGAACATAGGCTCTTCCAGCAGCTTGATTAAGAATAGTTGCCACATTAGCACCGGAGGTGGACTGCTGTGCTCCCAGCTTGGTAGACACATCCAACGGATTCTGACCCAAGGCTTCAGCAGTGCTAGCACCAGTGAGGTACTGAGTGTACGGGGCCAGAGCAGCCACTTGATAGGCAGGAACCTGACCAAGCAGATTAGCACCAGTGTTGAACAAGCCAGCACCGAAGCTAGTCTGTTGTTGGCCTTGTTGCATAGCGTTAGCAGCCAACTGAGCATCCTGCTGAGCCAAGGCATTATAGTAAGCCTGCATCTGCGGGTTAGCATTACCCATAGCCACGCTACCGCCCATGCCAGAAGTACCTCCAACGCCCAGACCAAGGCGACCCTGCTGGAACTGTTGGTTGGTCAACTGAGCCAACTGTTGCTCACGTCCGGGTTGCAGCAAAGACTGCTGCTGTTGCATCACTCGCTGAGCAGCCGCTTGCGGAGACTCTGCAAGGTATCCCTGACCAAGATTAAACAAACTCTGAGCAGCAGCGCCCACAGGAGCGATCTGACCAGCAGCTTGAGTGGCTTGCTCTAGGTTAGTACCTGCCTGACCAAGCAAACGCTCGCGCATGGCAGCAATGTCAGGAGCTGCCTGATAACCTGCACCAGTGAGCCTACCCTGGTCATCATAGGTGAAGCCACTAGTGCCAAACCGGGAGGTGACACCAACAGGACGGAACTGAGCAGCTTGAGCAGCCTGCTGACCTGTAGCCAGGAGGTTCTGAGCTAGCTGATTCTGCTGATTAGCTGCATACTGAGCAACGCCTAGCGTGCCGAGAGCACCAACGCCCCCACTAAGCAGGCCACTGACTGCCTTTTGTTCTTCTGGTGTGAGTGCCATTAGTAAGTCCCTCCGTCTACGGTGGCAGTGAACGTGCCAGATACCGTTAAGTTAACCGCTGTAGCAGTACCCGTCAAAGCAGTGTTAGCTGCGTCTGCTTTAGAGGTGATTGCTGAAGCAATATTATCGAACTCTGTATTGAGTTCTGTTCCTTTAACCAGCTTCGAAGGATTACCTGATGCTAGGCTATCCTTGGTAGCAAAGTTCGTGCTCTTTACATAGTTACTCATTACCGAGTCCTTCCTGCTTTACAGAATACGTCTAGTTTTTGAATTGAAAGCTCAAAATCACTGATGATTGTTTCAATACCTAATTGAATAACATTACCAGCCCCACCGACTTGAACCTTTTGATTATCAAACACAACACCAGCAGTATACTCACCGATGTTATATTCAGCGATACCATATTCAGCAGGATTAACATCTCCTAGCTGAAGGAACTGAGAGTTATAGTTAGAACTATAATCAAAGCCGTATTTAAGAACCACATTAGCGCCATTACCACCGATGATGGTGAAACTGATCTTCTTCAGGATCTTAATCGCTGTGGGAGAGCCTAGATCGAAGTAGTTAGTGTAATAACTCATCCGATAGGTGCTGGTATTGTCCAAATTACCTGTGTAATATCCAACAAACCCAGAAAAACCCAGAAGGAACTCTTTTGCTCGATTAGAGAACAAAGCTCTAGGGACAAGAGTCCAAGTAGTAGCTCTAGCCGCCCCGTTAGGGAGAGTGCTTCTGAGATCAAAGCAATAAGTGATTCCAGTTACAGGCAGCGTCAGAACATAAAAGGCATTGTTAGTAGAATAACCAGCTTTGATGTCTGCCAGGGTTTCAGCATTAACAGCAGCTACCAGATCATCACGCACGTTAGCACTAATATCTCGCAAAGGAGCAGATCTTTCCTGAACCACCCGCTTCATGGACATAACACCAGTATCGCTTAAGAAGATAATATCATCTCCAGTCACTTTGATGGAATCACGAGCACAGCAACCAATACCGCTAACAGTATCAGCCAAAGACATATTCGTAGGGTCATTAGCGCCCTGATAGATCAGGATCTGTCTACGGCCAAAGATATACAAATAATTGTTATGAGCAGCCAGTCCCTGGATCTCATCAGCACCGGCAGGCCACACCTGAGCCACATTCAGTGACCCAGAAGAACCGGTATTGAGAACGAAACCAGACAAAAGATCAGAGAACTGAACGGTGTTCTTATTTGTGCTCGTAGAAGCACTCCAGGTGCGTCCATACGCGCTTATAACGCAGTTTGCACTCTGCACCGTACCCAGGTATCCAGTCTTCTCAGAAACACGCCTAAACGTGGTTGCAGACACCGCAGGATCGAAGATTAAAGGATCATGCCCTTCTTGATACAGGTACAGTATTCCGTTCAGCGGAGCCATCTGCCAACGGTCATTGGTAATCGTAGGAGCCACTCCGCCCCCGCCATAGGTCAGCAAAGACAGGGTTGAACCACTAAGTTTAAATAACTTATTATTCCCGGCAGCAACGATATACGAGGTTCCATCTGTGGCAATCAATTCACCGATTGACTTAACATTAGCGGTGCTCAGATCAGCGTTAGAGGAATGCTTAGGAAGCCATCCCTTACGTGCTCCAATACGTCCAAATTTATCAATCACACAGTTAGAAGCAATGGTGGCATAGCCTGACTCCAGGGCCACAGAGGAATCCTGGGTGTTTACCCCCATGAATCCAGGGGCAGCAATACTGGAGGTAAGTAGTTGTTCAGACATTACGGATTCACCCAGACCACTTCTTCAAGGTAACGGTTACGCTCGATAGCCACAGCATCAGCCAAGGACAGGCGATACAGTTGATAAGCCTCAGAAGACAGAATACCGGAGTCCTCGCCACGCTCAGCGATAGCCTTCGCATAAGCAAGCAGATTCACCAAGTGAGGAGGAACCAAGATACGATCATTATCACCAGATAGTTCCACTTGAGGAACAATCAAGTTAAACCGCAGAACATAAACACCATCAGGGATGGGATAGACATCAACCTGGGTGTCTCCGTTAGAGTCAACACCGTTGAAGTTATAATAAGAAGGAGCACCTTTACCACTATCCACCAACAGAAATTGTCTATCCATCCATACGGTGGCAGCATACTTCATTTGAAAGTTGTTGGTATCATTAAGAACGTCAATGACACGAAAGCGTGTACCAGAACCAGTCAAAATATAGTTAAATAGACTGTCAGTGGTGTTAGCCGTAAGCGTAGTGGTCAACGAGTTCCAATCATAGGCATCTTCAACCTCTCTCTTGGCATCATTGACATAAACACCAATCAGCTTGGAATAAGAGTTATCCTGCACAGACGACACCGTAGGCTCACGGAGTCTGGTCAGTACATTATTGACCATATCAAGGTAGGTGGACATTTAGATTCCTTCTTTCTTAATCTGCTCAAATGTGCAGACAATACTTATTGTGCTACCAGTTTCACTGGTGGCTTTAACAGTATCCCCTTCTTCCATCACAAAATAAGCACTACCATCAATCTGCTTAAAATCTTTGGTGCTGATCGTGTAAGTATTCAACAAATAAATGTCTGTACCTGCACTAACATCTCTCCAGACAACCGTGATGTGCTTAGAAGAGGAAGAACCGTTAGTTATATGCGTAAGATTCCACTTAGCATAGTAGCCTACTGGAACTGTATAAACAGTTGTCTCAGTAGCTGCTGTAAGGTTTAAGCCTACGCTTACTTCTCTCATTTCTTCTTCTTACCTTTTTTAGCCATACCAGCTTCGCTCATGGCGATTGCAATAGCTTGTTTACGAGACTTAACCACAGGACCACCTTTGCCGCTATGCAGAGTGCCTTCTTTGTACTCGTGCATAACTTTACCAACCTTCTTCTGACCTTTAGACATTTTAGTAGCCATGATTATTCCTTAGTGATAGGACCGCCTGATTTCCACGCATCACAGGTGCGGGAACCAGCACAGAGAAAATGAAACAATTCACAGAATCCAAGATTAGCTGCTTGCATGAATTGATCTTCATAAGCAAGTTCTTTCTCGTTCTCCATGTTACCTTCGATACCGGACTTGATACACTCCAGCATTGCAGGGGTTTGAATAAATGCAGAACAGTTACCACAACGCATCTGTTTAACGTCCTTGGAGGGAGCGTTATACATCTTGGCTTTCTTCATCCAGAACACCTCGTTAGGCAACGAAGGATCAGGAGGACCATAACCAAACTTCTTGAAGGCGTTATTGCGGTTCTTCAGATTAACCTGAATATCCTGAGTGGCTACAGGACACACCTTACCGTTCAGTAAGCCTTCTTTCATGTCGACACCTTGTGTGAAATTGCTGCGTAAATAGCCCCAAAGAAGGCTCCAACGATCAGGATAGGCTTAACAGCCTTAGCCAGCCACTCAAGCACCGTAAAAGCACCGGAGGCAGCATTAAATGCACCTACCATGTTCCTGGTGTTTGCATCAATGGTGTCTACCTTTTGTTCTACTTGAACAAGCCTATCGTAGATCTCTTTGTGGCTAACTTCGTCCATTTATTCCTCT